AAAAAAGACATGACTGTTGTAGAATTAGAACAATTATATGAAGATAGAGAAGTAAGTCATCAAATACATTTAGATCGTACAAGAACTAATGTAAGAAAGAGGACGGTAAAAGAACTACAAGCTCTAGAGCTAAGACGCTCAGGAATGAAACTCGTAGACATTGGTGATACTTTAGAGGTTCATCATTCAACTATATATAAGTGGCTAAAGAAACACATGACATATGACGAGATGATGTCCCTTAATCATAAGACAAGAGTATAATGAAAGCAAGAGAAATAAGAATGCTAGGATTCTGGATACATCAAGATTATCCAGAAGTTCATCAAGGCGGTAATGTTGAAATAAAACAAGTACAGTTTTTACCTACTACTCAAGAATTTAATGATATGATTCTTAGTGGTGAAATAAGTAAATATAAAATTGTTTTAGTAGATAGAAAAGCTGAAGAAAAACGTAGTCTAGATAAACAAACCACTGTATATTATGAGTGGAATGGTAAACAAAATGATCTAGATGATGAGTAAAACAGAAAAACCTAAAAGTACTTTAATTAAAGGTAACTTTACAGCAATACCTAATTGGTATTGGGAATGTGGATTATCTTTAATGGAAGTAAACATCATTGCTAGGATTGCTTCTTGGCAAAGAGATGGCAAAGAGTTCTATGAATCTGCAGAAAAGTTATCTAAATTGTTTAATGTTTCTTATTCTACTATGAAAAGAAGTTTTAATAAACTTGTAGATGCTGGAATTATTAATAGAAATGGTAAACATAAACGTATGTGGAAATATGTAATAAATCAAAGTAAGCTTAATAATCTTAAAAAAGATACTGGTCACCATGAACAGAATAATGAACAATACAGTTCACAGAGAACCATATTACAGTCCACCATGAACCACTATAATACTACTAAAACTAGTAATAAAACTAGTTTTAGGGAAGGTGAAGACAAAGTGTCTTCCCTTCCCAACCCTAAAGAGCTTGAAGCTTGGATGGAAACCTTAGATATTAATTAATAATTAAGATACATACTATATGAAGATACAGATACCTCGTTGGATAGAAGACATTAAAGATATTGAGATAGCCCTCTTTGCTTGGTTTTGCCACAGAATTAGCAGACAGTACGGATGGAACCAAACTTACACCATCCACAAAGATGATGTTGGTCGTATCTGTAATAAGAGAGCTGATGGTCTTAGAAACTGGTTAAACAGAGAACCAGCATTTGCCAAACATATAGAACTCGGAGAACTCCTAGATACTGTTATGATCTTTACAATGCCAGAACCCAAAGGTAGTACTAGACAAGGTCGACCGTATGGTGATGATTCAGCTGAGATGGAACTGAAGACTGAGAGACACAAGCTAATCTATATCTATCTATTAGGTTGTCTTAACTCCAACTTCCTGGTAGCAGACAGTTATGAATTAGGTCATTGGGCTACTAATGCATCCAATATCAAAGAGTTTAAACTAGATCGCGAGGCACAGATCTATATAAAAAAACCTAAACCAGCATGCGAAGACGAAAGCTAAGCCAACTGATTTATGATAATTACCCTATGTGTACCCAAGCAGAAAAAGAGTTGGCGCAAGAACTAGTCTTCGAATATTATTATGATCGTAATGATATGGATTTTGAAATAGCCATAGAAGAGATCAATCATGATATCGTCAGATTAGAAGAGCATGAGCAGTACGAACGCTGCCAGATGCTAAAAGATATATTAGAGCGATTTGAATAAGTTTTTAAGTGATCAATACGAAGAGATAATCCTGATGTCGAAGAAGATATGTAAAGGTAGTTTAGAATCAGAAGACGTAGCACATTTTGCTATTGAACAATTTATGACACATGAACGTGCACAAGAATTAGTAGATAGTGGAAAGGGTATGTCTTTCTTATCTGGTATTATATGGCGTAGTTTTAACTCATCAACTAGTCAGTATCATACATTGTATCGCCAAAAGGGTAGAGTACACAGTCTAACACCCTCGCACGATAACAGACAAGACGATAACATATACGACCATGACCAAGATATTGCAACAGAAGCCATCTGTGGAGTTCTGGAAGATATGAAGGCAGATACCATAGAGTTATGGTTCCGCGCTACACTAATGGAAATGTGGATTAAAGAACCAAACTTCTCAGAACTCGCAAGACAAACTAAAATACCTAGAACTACTATAGCGAAAGCAGTAGATGAAGCAAAAGATTACATAAGATTAACCCTAGAAAATAACAACATAAGATATGAGTGATATAATATTACAGATAATAGGATTTGCATGCTTAGGATATCTAGCATCAGATTTAATGGTAACCTTAGATAAAGAGGATCATCTACCTAACAAACCTTTTAAGTGTGACATGTGTCTCTCGTACTGGATTAGTATAATACCATTCATGGTTCAATTCGGTTTGATAGGGATCATCTACGCAGCGATGAGCGCAGTTACCGCCAACATACTATATAAATATATTTAACTATGAAACCAGAACATAAACAATGGGTAAAAGATAACATGCTAATCTTTACCACAAGCAGAAGATTAACAGAAGAAGAGTATCAAATGATATTCGAGATAGTTAGTGATGTAACTAACACACCAACTAGACCAACTAAATGTGGTCGCTGCGTAACTACCGCTAAAAATAATATAATATACCATTATGATAAAAGTAACAGTAACAATCAATAAGATAGAGTATACAATCAGAGCTACCACTCAACAAGGTATTGATGATGCTATACGTGATCTTAAAAAGATAAACAAGAAAACCATTAAAAAAGACAAAGACCAAGATGCCATTCATTAAAAACGATCCAAATATCCAGAGAAAGGGTAGAACTGGACCAAACAAATCAACCAAGATAATGAAAGAAGCCTTCGCTCTATTAGTAGAAAACAATCTACCTAATATGGAGAGATGGTTATCTCAGATCGCATCAGAAGATCCTGCTAAAGCTATGGACCTAATCATTAAGTTATCTGAACGTTTCGTACCTGCGTTAGCCAGAACTGAGGTAACAGGTGCAGATGGTGAGGATATCTTTAAGTCTCTTAAGTTTAACTTCGGACCACCAATTGATTCAGATAAAAGAATACAAGACCAGATAGAAGACTTCGACATAACAGACCTTTAATGAATGTAACTGGATTCAATCCACACATTGGACAACAGAGAGTAATTAATACCATAGTAGATACACCTCAAAAGTATATCACTGTGGTTTCTCCGCGTCAACAAGGTAAATCATTATTACTAATCAACCTAATCCTATACTATGGTATAAATGACAAAGGTAGTAAGATAGGAATAATAGCACCAATCTACAGTCAAGCAAGAAAACTAATGGAAGATCTATATGAAGCCATTAAAGATTCAGGTCTAGTCCATTCAACAAACTTCTCTAACTTTGAAATCAAACTTAAAACAGGTTCTAAGATATACTTTAGATCTAGTGAGAGAGAAGATGGTCTACGTGGATATACATTTGACTATCTCTTTATGGACGAGGCATCATATCAAACAGAGTCATCTTACCGTAGAGCAATAGAACCAACAGCATTAGTACATGGTAAGAAAGTAGTCCTGTTTAGTACACCACGAGGTAGGGATTGGTTCTATTCGATGTACCAACTTGGACAGAACCCTGAGTATCCAAATTATGCCAGCGTGCGCATGGAACAGGGTGATAATCCTTATATAGATCAAGAAGAAGTAAGAGCAGCAAAGAAGGTTTTACCAGATGCCATCTTTAGAGCAGAATACCAAGGAGAATTCTTAGAAGGAGAATCAATGGTCTTCAGTAACTTTAAAGTAAACACATTCCCTAAATACCCTACTAGAAATGGAAAGGTTTATATAGGTGTAGATTTAGGTAGAGAATCAGATTATACAGTAGCAGTTGCAATGGACCAATCGGGTAATGTAATAGAAATATACAGAGATAACCAAAAGGATTGGGAAGTAATGCAGAATAATATCTTAGCATTAGCAAAGAAGTATGCAGCAACTATAATGATTGAGACTAACTCTATGGGTACAGTTATCTTTGAGTCTATTAAAAAACAATACCAAGACACACACCCGTTTGTTACCTCTAACTCTAG